GATCGGGGCGGACGAGGTCGAGCTGCACTTTATCGACCGCGATTCATCAGTGCGGATCTGTGCCAAGGGTCACGAGCACGATGCCTTTGTCACTAGTCCGTACCGGGTCTGAAGCTATGGCCGCGCCGATGCCCGAGCTGTTTGACGGATATCCGATGTCGGTGCTGAACAGATTCTGGAAGTTTCACACTAACAACCCTCATGTCTACCGAGAATTCAAGAAGTATTCCCACGAGATGAGGGATACCGGGCGCGATCTCTACAGTGCGCGTACCATCATCGAGGTCATTCGTTGGCATTTTGACTTAAAGACATCCGGAGATGTGTTTGAGATAAATGGGGATTTTGTTCCGATCTATGTTCGTTTGTTGATTTATGACCAGCCGGAATTCAAACCGTTTTTTGAGCTTCGCACGGTTCGCAGCCGTGGCGTGAAATCAGACGAACAACAGCGGCGTGAAGTCGAGGACGGGGCGTATGGCAGCGCGTGACCCGATCACCGTTACTCTGTTGGGTGAGCCCGTGCCGTTCGCGCGGATGCGCTTGTCGAAAATCGGCAAGAATTTTGTGCCAAGGCCGCAGCGCAACGCTTTCGCCGCGATGCGCAACGCCGCCAGCGATGTAATGCAGATCAACGGCAATGTGATCTTTGACGAGCCGGTATCGCTGAAACTGCGCGCTGTGTTGCCGATTCCGACAAGCTGGTCAAAGAAAAAACAACAAGCCGCAATACGCGGTGAAGAGTGGCCTGCCAAGAAGCCAGACCTCGACAATCTCTGCAAGCTGGCAACAGACGCTTTCAACACCGTCATCTACCGCGACGATGCGCAAATCGTGTCGATGAGCGCCCACAAGGTCTACGGCACTGAGCCGTGTCTCGTCGTGACGATCCAGCCGGCAGAGCGGTTTTTAACCGCTCAAGAGATCCAATCCTTCCGTCAGAAATGGAACGAACTGACGCTCATGAGTGAAACAAAGGAAGTTCCGACATGATCGTCAACATTTCTGTCCAAGTGCTTGAGTCGATGTCGACGGAAGACGCCGCGATGCTGCCGCCGGCGGTGCTGCTCGATCTGCAACGCGTGGTCGAAGCCGAGCTGGAGATCGCCAAGAAGCACGCTAAGGCATTGGGGTTGGTGTTCAGCCGGCGCTACGCCGAGGTCGAAAAGCAAGAACGGCTGGTCAAGGCCAAGCCGACCGGCGTCATTCGCTTTGACGATGACAATGTGGAGGTCGTCGCCGAAGCACCAAAGAAGGTGGAGTGGGATCGCGACAAGCTCGCTGCCGCGCTGCGCCAGCTAGAGCCTGAGATCGCCGAGCGCTACGGCAAGTGGACGATCACTGTCGAGGAGCGCCGCTTTGCCGAGGCGCCGGCCAGAATCAAGACGACGCTGGAGCCGGCGCGCACCGTCTCGGTCGGCAAAAGCAGCTACCACATCGAACCTAAAACTACCGAACCTCAAACCATCAAAGAGGAAGCGGCCTGATGGCGATCTCACTCAACTCGTTGCGCCGGGGGCCGATAGGGCGTCCACCACGCATCATTGTAATGGGCACTGAGGGTGTCGGTAAATCGACCTGGGCCAATTCGGCGCCTAACCCGGTGTTTATTCAAACCGAGGACGGGCTCGATGCGGTCGACGTCAACGCCGCGTTCGAACTGGCCAAGAAATATCGCGATGTGCTCGACGCGATCAATCTGCTGATCACCGACGACCACTCGTACAAAACTGTGGTCATCGACACGCTCGATTGGCTGGAGCACCTGATCCACCAGCAGATCGCCGACGAAAACAATGTCGATGCGATCGAGAAGATCCCCTACGGCAAGGGGTACAAATTCGCGTTGGAACAATGGCGCGGCGTCATCGAGGGGCTCGACATCCTGCGCAACGACAAGGGGATGATCGTCATCCTGCTGGCGCACGTAAAAATTAAGCGCTTCGAAGACCCCACCACCGACGCCTACGACCGATACCTGATGGACCTGCACGACAGCGCGTCTTCGCTGCTGATCGAGTGGTGCGACATCCTTGGCTTCGCTTCGCACTCGGTCGCCACCAAAAGCACCGACGCCGGGTTTAACCGCAAGATCACCCGCGGTGTCGGCAGTGGCGAACGCCTGATGCACCTTGAAGAGCGTCCCGGCTTTGTCGCCAAGAACCGTTACGGCCTGCCCGCGCTGATCAATTTCCCCAAGGTCGGCGGCTGGCAAGTGCTCGAAGCGTCGATGAACGTCGCTCTGCAATCCAAACCAGCACCACAAACCCAACCGAAAAAAGCTGCCGCCTGAACCAGAACCAGAACTCCGACCCCCCTGAACGAGGAACCTGAACCATGGCACAACTCGGAATGCAATTTGACGCAACCCAGGTCGACCCCAATGGCGGGATGATCGTGCCGGAAGGCAAGTATACCGCGTATATCGTCTCCAGCGAGATGAAGACCACCAAGGAAGGCACCGGACAATATCTTCAGCTTGAGATCGAGCTCATCGATGGACCGTTTGCTGGGCGCAAAGTCTACGACCGGCTCAATCTGCAAAACCAAAACGAACAGACAGTCGCGATCGCCCAGCGGTCTTTAAGTCAAATCTGTCATGCCGTTGGCGAGCTCTCGGTCACCGACAGCGAACAGCTTCACGCCCGGCGGCTGGTAATCGATGTCCGTATTGAAAAGGGCAAGGGCACCTATCGCGATCAGAACCGGGTGTTCTGCTACGAGCCGCCCGACGGTCGCATGCCGGTGCAGGAGCCGGGGCAGTATCAGCCGCAGCCCCAGCCGCAGCCCCAGCAAGCGCAGCCGGCCGCAGCCGCTGCTCCCTCGCGCGTGCAGCCGCCATGGCGGGCGCGCGCCTAAAGCACTTGGACCCCATCCAAGTAGGAGAGCGTCATGGGCGAGGCCAAGCGCCGGCATGCGGCGATCGGTAAGCTTGTCGGCACCGCCACCGACCCAATCAACGGGAAGACCTACCAAACTCGCTATGGCGGGCGGTTAGGAACGTTCCTCGGCAAGGTTACCTTTAACCAAGAGGCAAAGGTGCCGTGCCAGGGGTGCAACCACTGCTGCTATCACGGCCGGGTCGATATCTATCCCGACAAAGAAAACGCTGAAGATCTGGCGCATCTCGATGTCGTGCCGCATCCCGAAGGCGGGTTTGCCCTGCGCAAGCGCGAGGACGGCTCGTGCGTCCATCTTGGGCTTGGCGGCGAATGCACGGTCTACCATCACAGGCCGAAAGCGTGCCGCTTCTACGACTGCCGGATGTTCTCTGCGATTGGTCTGGTCGACACCTACGACAACGGCCGCAACAGCCCGGCATGGGTGTTCGACATTCCAACCACCGAGGAACGAATCGCTAACATGGCGTTACGGCTGGCGGTCGGCAAACACATCGACAGCAACCCTGAATGGACCTCCAACACGGCGCTGGTAGCCGCATACGCTGGCGCCAACGAAACGCTACCGGCGGCGAGGAAGATCGTCGAGAGCTTTGAAAGCCAGCCGCCGGCGGTCCAGCGCGAGATTGTTCGAGTCGTGGAGGAGCGCACGCGCCAGCAGGCAGAGAAGGCGGCTGGCTGATGGCCGCGATCCCATCCCCACAAGACCCGACCTTGGCCGCGGTCGATCGCGCAATCGAGGCGAAGGAGAATAGCGGTTGGCTCGCCCCGTCGCTGAGCATGGGGGATATCGGAAACCCCTGCGACCGGGCGATGTTCTACGGCTTTCGCTGGGCGGGTGTACCTGCCCCGTTTCCAGCGGATGCGCTCAAGCGTTTCGCCGACGGGCATCACGGCGAAGCATTGCAGGCGGCCAGGTTGCGTTTGGTCGACGGGATCACCCTGTGGGACCGCGACCCTAATCGCGACGATCGACAGTTCGCGTTCGACGATTGCGGCGGTCATCTGCAAGGTCGTATCGATGGGGTGATCATCGGCTTGTTGCAGTCACCCAAGACGCTGCATGTCTGGGAGCACAAGCAGGTCGAGGAAAAATCCCAGCGTAAGCTAGAGCGGCTCAAGGAAGAACGCGGCGAGAAGAACGCGCTTTTTGCTTGGAAGCCGATGTACTGGTCGACGGCTCAGCTTTACATGCACTACACCGAGCTGACCCGCCACTATATGACGGTGGCGACACCGGGCGGCCGGCATACGATCTCGGTGCGCACCGATTACGAGAAGCACTACGCTGAGCAACTGGCTGCGCGGGCCAACCAGATCGTCAACGCTACCCGCGCGCCGCCGCGGATCAGCGAAGATCCAACCTGGCACGAATGCCGTTGGTGTCGATCCTACGCAATCTGCCACCAGGGTGCGCCGGCGCCGCGCAATTGCCGGACGTGCCTAGCGTCGACGCCGGTCGACGGCGGCTGGCGCTGCGATCGCTGGAACAAGCCGCTTAGTCGCGAAGAGCAGAAGGCTGGCTGTAAAGATCATCTTTACCTGCCGTCGCTGGTCAACGGCGAACAGATCGATGCCGCGGATGACGGCACCTGGGTCGAGTACGCGCTGCGCGGCACCGGTGAGATCTGGCGAGACGGAGCGCCGTGATGGTCGACGAAGCCGACCGCGAAAAGCTGGTCAAGATCCTACGGATGTTTTCGTCCGACCATGATGGCGAGGTCGCCTCTGCTGCGCGACGAGCGCATGAGCTGATCAAGACTCGAGCCCTCGATTGGGACGATCTGATCATCAAGAAGGTCGAGTCCAGCTCCTACCAACGTCAGGAAGAACGGCGTCAGGAAGAGCGGCGTTATCGCGAGGAGGAACCGCGCTACCAGTACGATCAGAGCGAGCCGCCGTGGGAAGACGAGTTCACGCTGATCCGCAAATGCAGCCTGGTTCCACAGCATCACCTAAACGACTACGAACGTGAGTTCATCGCGTCGATCGGCGGATCGGTACTCGAATGGGGGCGGCTAACACCACGGCAGCGAGTGGTTCTCGATCGGATCGTGGTCAAGCTCAAAATGCGCGGGGTGTGGTGATGGGGCTCGTCAAATCCTTGTATTTGGAAGAGCTGGAGCGGTGGACGACGCCGAACCAGCCTTACGATCCGCGCCCGCCGGTTCCGGCCGCCACACGGGCCGCAGTGCTGGAACGCGCCGAAGGTGGCTGCGAGATATGCCGCATCGATTATCCGCTAGAATTACACCACCGGCACTACAACAGCCAGGGTGAGGAAGAACCCGAAGACCTCTATGCGCTGTGTCGTGGTTGTCACCACGCGATGCATACCGATCCGCTGGGTCAGTTTTGGATCGATCCAATCGAGATGCAAGTGACCTGGGGGATCGGTGAGGGTGAGATGGATATCGATGACATCCCCGGTTGGCGGGGGTGAGAGGAGGAGGAAGTTATGATCAACATGGTTGAAGTCGCAAAGGAGATTGAGAGCCTGGAGGACGAGGACGGAAACGTCAGCAAGAAAGCCGTCGTCGAAAAAGCACGCGATCCGGTGTCGGCCATGCACGGGGCTTTTACTTGGGACACCAATAAGGCGGCCGAAGAGCGGTGGCTTGAACAGGCAGCGGTCCTGATCCGCCGGGTTAAGATCGAGGTCACCTTCCGCGAAGCAAAGCTGGACTGCGTTCGCTACGTCCGTAACGCAACAGTCAGCAACGAGTACAGCAACATCCTGCGCGTGCGGACCAACGAGGATCGGTCGCGCACCACCGTTCTCGACGAGATGATGCGGGTGACGCAGGCCGCGAAGCGCGCTCGCGCGGTTGTGGCGGTGCTGGGCTCGCCCGAGCAAGTCGACCAGATCATCGAGTTGGCGAGGATGGTCGCGAAGTCGGCGGATGCGGGCGATCCGGCTGCGGGTTCGGCCTAAGCCGAGGAGGTTGTGATGCCGACAACTAAGACTGTCTACATCGTTGGCAATACTCCGTTCCTCATCAGAGGCAACTACAAGAAGGAGGTTCAAGCCGAATTGTTGGGTACGCTTTTTCCCGATGGGAAACCGCTAGCTTCGCTTGATGAGGCGGCTGCCCGGTGCCGGTCTTTTGCCGATCACTATCGGCATCTGCCGGAAATGGCCAAGGTCGTCCGCGTGATGGACGATCTGCCGGCGGCTCTAGAGGCAGCAAGCAGGAAGGAGGTGTCTGAAAACAAAACAGCTTGATCGAAACGGTGAGACGGGCCGGTTGCATCGGCCCGCCTCAAAGGTACTCCACCAACCTCAGTTCCCAGGAAGGAACCACAATTATGGCACGCACAATCAAAGCCGCGCCGCAAGTCGAAATCGACGTGATGATCCTCAAGCAGGGAACAAGCACCTATCGGCTCATCGGCGATACGCCGTTCTTTTCTAACCGCATGGCGGCTAAGGCGAAGCGTGAACTCCTGTTCCCGCATGGCCCGATGACCAAAACGCAAAAGGCGACCAAGCTCAAGCACGCGCCTTATGCGGAGTACCGCGACTCCCCCTATTTGGGACCAGTGGGCGGCCCAACGCTTTTCGAGATGATCGGCAGCGCGCCGAAAATGTCGATTGCGTCGGCCGCGTTGCGGATGCCGACGAGCGCCAGCAAGACCGAAATCAAGCAATTGGTCCGATCGCCGGCCGAGAAAATCTCGCTCTGGGGCATTCCCAAACTCGACATGTCGGTGGTTCGGATGGCCGGCATCAGCCGGACGCCTGACATCAGGACGCGGGCGAAGATGGATCGCTGGGCAATGGAGGTCACCCTGACTTGGGCAGAGCCGATGCTCAACACCACCAAGGTCACCCAGCTTCTCATCAGCGCCGGGTTTATCTGCGGCCTTGGTGATTGGCGGGTGGAGAAGGGCGGCGAATACGGCGCGTTTCATGTCGTCCTCGATCCCGACGACAAGGAGTTTCTCGATATCAAAGCCGAGGGTGGTTACCAGGCCCAAGAAGAGGCGTTGCGAAACCCGGTCTGCGCCAATGCGGAAACCGAGGAATTGATGGCTTGGTATCTCGACGAGCTTGCGCGGCGTGGGATCAATCCCGAGGACGAGCAGCCGGAAGACATCACAGACGAAGACCCCACCCCCGGCGAGCTTCAATTCGCCGCTGGTGACGAAACGCTTCTTGCCCCGAAAGAGGTGACGCGGCCACTGCCGGTGGGGAAGAACGGGGTGGAGGGTTTCCACGACTAGTCACCATTCTGGTGCGTTTTATGGCTGATCACCGGGCGTGCCGCGCCCGGTGACAGCGGCACGGAAGCGGCGGTTTTGGTCTGGTTTCGGTGAGGAGGTGATGGGATGGGTTTGGCGATTTGTGGCTGGGCTGGGCGGTCCAGTGACGGCGGTGTAATGAAGGTTTGGCGTGGCGGTCGAGTTTGGGTAAGGCCGGGTGTGATCGGGGTATGAAGCGGTCATGGTTTGGCGGTTCAGTTCGGATTATGTCTGGTGAGATAGGGATGGATGCGGCGGTAACGGTCGGCTTGTGGTCTGGACGGTCGAGTTGCGGAGGGGGCTGGAAAGGCGGTTGTGTCAGTTAATGGCAACGAGGTGAACGATCCGTTGCGGCGTGATGTGAGCGCGGCGGTCAAGCTCAGGAGTCGCATGTCATGGTGAAAGTAGGTGCGGATCGTTAAGGCACGGCGGTCGAGGCAAGGTCGGGTTGCATCGGGTTGGGACTGTCTATGAACGGCGCGGCGGTCGGGGTCTGGCCGGGTAAGACACTGGGCGGTTGGATGTGTCCGGGTCTGATGCGCTCGAC